GGTTTCCCGGTTCGTTGGGCAGCGTCACGTTTTCGGGCGACTCGCGAGATGTCGGTCATCGTCTTCAACCCTAGACTTCACCGCTGCTTTAGGCCGGATTCCCCTTTCGGGAACCGCCGGGCTGCTTTACGCTCATCCGGCACCAGAACCTTTTTTTGGGTGGCCTGTCTGGGGGGCCAGTGGTGAGTATCAGAACAAATCACAAAATCACATGTCAACAACTTTTTTTGTTTACACGCAAACACATCCACAAAGTCATGAATTATCAATCACTTACGGTTGCATTTAAACCGTCACGGGGCTACGTTTGTACCTAACCGCAGTGCCACAAAAGGCACAGATTCACGAGGTCACACGATGGAAGGCAAACGCGACGAATATGGTTTGACGGTTAAACAGCGCAAATTCGCTGAAAACATCGTAGATGGCATGTCTCTCGCGGATGCGTATCGCAATGCATACGACTGCGAACGCATGAAACCGGAAAGCATTAGACGGTCAGCGGTGGAGGTGATGACGAACCTCAGCGTGTCCTCAGCGATAGAACGCATAGCAGGGGCGAGGAAGCGGTCTGTGGAGGCTCTCACTGTCAACGACAGGGACATGCTGCTAGTTCACTTGCGTAACTGGGTGAACGCCAACACGGTTCCCACACAAGCCCAACTCCGGGCTGCTGAGTTACTGGGCAAGGCTGCGGGGTTGTATCGCGATGTCGTCGTCGATGAACGTGAGCGTCCTGCTGCGATCGTGGCTGCGGAACTTGAGAACAGGCTGACCAAGTTGCTTGAGTTGCAGCAGCCGTCTGTCACGGTCAACGTGGTGGAGCGTGTAAACGACTCGCCTGTCGATGACGAGAGCGCCGCGAGTGACGCGGCTGGTTCCGGGCTGCAATAGATCGCACGGGCGCGGGGGTTAAACGCGCACACATGCGCGGTCTAATCGCGTACCCGCACCCCCCTGCGCGTGAGCAGGTACCCGGCTGACCCTATACATGCGGTTTTACTCATTCGATCCCCCCACTTTTCCCCTTGTTGCGTCAATACAACAGCCGGGGTATAGGGGTTAAGTTCCGGGTTCGGGTTGTAGTGCTACGTTAGGTTCCGGTAGTTTTTTGTTTAGGGTGGGGTAGGGTAAGTTGAGAAAAATTTTTTGCAAAAAAATCTCAAAACTATATTGACTTTTATCAATTCATGTGATAAAATCGGACAAGATTTGAAGGATTGCGAATATAGGGACTAAAGATATCACCCTGAGCAATCCGGTTACCGGAGTGAAACGTTAAAAGGAATACGTTAAAGGGAAGATTGTAGTGTCAATCGCTACACCCCCACTCCAGAGGGTGGGGGTTCGCGAGGAAGGTGGGGGTTGAGACGACGCAAACCCTACAATGTGATGAAACGGGGGCTATTGTCCCTGCATTTTGAGGCTTTTTCTCTTGGAACTCACTGTCGAAAACATCCCCAAAATCATGGGGTTAGTGAAAAACCTACCCTCTGACCAGCAGAAAGAGTGGTTTAAGTTGCTGGAGGAGTGGGAGAAGTCCAAAGCACGGGAATTGGCCGAAGAAAAGTTCATTCCGTTTGTGAATCGGATGTGGCCGGGGTTCATTTCCGGTCGTCATCACAAGATCATGGGTGAGAAATTTGAGGAAATTGCCGCTGGCAAACTCAAAAGGCTCATCATCTGCATGCCGCCCCGGCATACCAAGTCAGAATTCGGCTCTTTCCTATTCCCGGCGTGGTATTTGGGCAAATATCCCAACAAGAAGGTCATTCAGTCCTCTCACACGGCGGAACTTGCGGTCGGATTCGGACGAAAAGTCCGAAACTTGGTCGATTCGGACGACTACCGGGGGATTTTTCCGGACACCTCCCTCCGGGCGGACTCCAAAGCCGCCGGTCGGTGGAGTACTTCCAAGGGCGGTGAGTATTTCGCCATCGGTATCGGCGGTGCGGTGACCGGTAAGGGCGCGGATCTCCTGATCATCGACGACCCCCATGACGAACAAGAGGGTCAGTCCGCCGATCCTGCCGTTTTCGACCATGCCTACGAGTGGTACACCTCCGGTCCTCGTCAGCGTCTCCAGCCGGGTGGGGCCATCGTCATCATTTGTACCCGTTGGTCGAAGCGCGACCTCGTGGGTCAGGTCTTAAAGGCCGCTTCTCAGAGAGGCGGAGATGAATGGGAGGTCATTGAGTTCCCGGCGATCATGCCTTCCGGGAAACCCCTCTGGCCGGAGTTCTGGCCGGTCGAAGAACTGGAGGCCATTCGGGAAGAAATCCCGGTTCATAAGTGGCAAGCCCAGTACCAGCAGAATCCCACCTCCGAAGAAGGCGCATTGATTAAACGCGAGTGGTGGAAAGTCTGGGAGCATGACTCCCCACCACAGTGTCAGTTTTTGATCCAGTCATGGGACACCGCGTTCCTGAAATCTGAACGTTCGGACTACTCCGCCTGCACCACTTGGGGCGTTTTCTACCACCCGGATGGTTCCGGAGCGATGCAGCCGAACATCATTCTGATGGATGCCCACCGGGAAAAGATGGAATTTCCCACCCTCAAGAAAAGGGCCTACGAACTCTACAATTACTGGAAGCCAGACTCCCTCATTGTGGAAGCCAAGGCGGCGGGTACACCCCTCATTTTTGAACTCCGGGCGATGGGAATCCCCGTCTCTGAGTTCACCCCCTCACGCGGTAACGATAAGATCGCTCGTGTAAACGCCATTGCGGATCTCTTTTCCAGCGGAAAGATCTGGCGACCGAACACCCGATTTGCGGAGGAAGTCGTTGAAGAATTTGCGTCTTTTCCCGTTGGAGAGCATGATGACTATGTAGACTCGTGTACACAGGCATTGCTCCGTTATCGACGAGGTGGATTCGTGTCCCTCCAGTCCGATTACAAGGACGAGCCTGTCTATAAACGTAAAGTAGCCTACTACTGAGGATTTAAACGATGAAAGGCCGAACTGCAAAGACTGAGAAAATGGAAGCCCCGAAATCCCGCAAGCAGCCGAAGGACATGCTGATGGGAAAAATGAAGGGCCTTGGTAAGCCGGTGATGGTGGCAGGTGCCAAGCGTTCGAAGAAAATGTACGGCGGTGGCATGAGCATGGGAACCAAAGGTGTTGCCCGTGGCATGGGCGCTGCTGTAAAGGGCGGCAAGTTCACCGACCTCTAAGGGGAAGACCATGGCGGTTGATCGCGCACTCATGCCCTCTTTAATGGGAGGGCAGGCTTTAGAAATTTCTGTTGATGATGCGAATGAATCCGTCGTGGTGGAACTCCCAGATGGCGGGGTCGAGATCAATCTCTCCCCGGAACCTGCTCCGGAGGCGAGTCACAACGACAACCTCGCGGAGTTTATTGATAACTCCACCCTCAACAACATTGGCTCTGAACTCGTCACCCTCTTTGAAGCGGATAAAGATTCGCGCAAGGAATGGGAAACGACCTACATCAAGGGTCTAGATCTTCTAGGACTCAAGATCGAAGATCGTACCCAGCCATGGGAAGGCGCGTGTGGTGTCTTTCATCCCATGCTCTCTGAGGCGATTGTTCGCTTTCAAGCACAATCCATTCAAGAGATCTTTCCTGCTAAAGGTCCTGTTCAAACGAAGATCTTGGGCGAGGCGAATAAAGATCGCATCGATCAGGCCCAAAGAGTTCAAGAGTATTTAAACTATCTCCTCACGGAACGCATGAGCGAGTACCGCTCAGAGACGGAGAAACTTCTATTCTCTCTCGCGCTCTGTGGTGCGGCATTCCGAAAGGTCTACTTTGATCCCTCTTTAGGAAGACCCGCATCGATCTTTGTTCCGGCAGAGGACTTTGTCGTCTCTTACGGAGCCTCTGATCTCATCACCTGCGAACGCGCCAGCCATGTGATGAAGAAAACCTACAACGAGATCCGAAAACTTCAGGTCTCTGGGTTTTATGCAGACATCGAACTTCCGCCTCCGTCTCCCGATATCACTGAAATTCAGAAGTCTTACGACAAACTGAACGGTGAATCCAAGGCGATGGATCTGGATTCGCGCTACACGCTCCTTGAAATGGTCGTGGATTATGATCTGCCGGGATTCGAAGACACCGACGAGATGGGTAATCCCACCGGTATCGCATTACCGTATGTGATCACGGTCGATAAGTCTTCCCGAAAGATTCTCTCTATTCGCAGAAACTGGTACGAAGACGATCCGCTCAAGAAGCGCCGTCAGCATTTCGTTCAATACACCTACATTCCGGGTCTGGGCTTTTACGGCTTTGGATTAGTCCACCTCGTTGGAGGACTGGCGAAGTCTTCGACCTCTATCCTCCGTCAACTCGTGGACGCGGGAACCCTTTCAAATCTTCCGGGCGGATTGAAGACTCGCGGACTCCGGATCAAAGGCGACGATACACCCATCATGCCGGGTGAGTTCCGTGATGTGGACATTCCCTCCGGAGCCTTACGCGACAACATCACGTTCCTTCCCTACAAGGAACCCTCCGGTACGCTCTATCAGTTGCTAGGCAACATCGTCGATGAGGGGCGCAGGTTCGCTTCTCAGGCCGACATGAAGATCGCAGACATGAACGCGGAGGCTCCTGTCGGAACCACGCTGGCGATCATTGAACGATCCATGAAGGTGATGTCAGCGGTTCAAGCCCGTTTACACGCCTCCATGAAGAAAGAACTCAAACTGCTTTCTCAGTTGGTGTACGACTACGGCCCGGATCAATATCCGTATGACATTCCGGGTAAAGAGTTAACCAAACAAGACTTCGACGACCGGATCGACATCATTCCGGTCTCTGATCCGAACGCTGGAACGATGGCCCAGCGGATCATGAAATATCAGGCCGCATTGCAATTGGCATCTCAAGCGCCGCAGTTGTATGACCTCCCCCTGCTACATAGGCAAATGATTGAGGCGCTTGGGATTGCCGACTCCAGTGAGGTGATTCCGGATAAGACGGACATCCCTCCGACCGATCCGGTGACGGAGAACATGAACGCCCTCCAGATGAAACCCATCAAGGCGTTTATCTATCAGGACCACGAAGCCCACATCCAAACGCACATGTCCTTCAGTCAGGACCCGCGTTTGATGGGCATGATGCAGCAGGTTCCGCAGGCCGCAGCCGCCTTCCAAGCCGCGATGGCCGCGCATGTGGCGGAACACTTAGGTTTTGCCTACCGCCAGCAGATCGAAAAAGAACTGGGAGTCAAACTTCCCCCGCCGGGAGAGGCCCTGCCAGAGGACATCGAATACCGTATTTCGGAGTTGGTGGCCCCTGCGGCGGCTCAGGTCCTTGGGAAAGCCCAGCGCGAAGCCCAAATGCAGCAGCAGATGCAGCAGCAGCAAGATCCTGTCCTCCAGATGGAGATGCAGAAACTGCAACTCCGCGCTCAGGAAATCCAGCAAAAGGCCCAGTCCGACATGGCGAAAGTCGAAGCGGACATGCAGAAAGCCCAGATGCGGATGAAGGCAGAGCAGGACCGGCTCAAGACCCAAGAGCGCATCGAAGGCGCAAGACTGGGGGTCCAGATCGCAGCGACCAATGCCTCCAACGAACTCCAGAGCAAGGAAATTGCCTCCCGCGACAAGGTCGAGGGGGCGAAACTGGGGGTCGAAATCGCACGGGACCTACTCTCCGCGCAGCAGCGTGAACAGGAAATGAGAGATGCCAAGCGATAATCTGGCTGAATTCCTGCGGAAATCGATCCGCGCTCAGATGAATGACATGGCTGACCACATTGCCGGTGGAGCCTGTGCCGACTTCGCTGAGTACAAGAGGTGTTGTGGTGTCATAGAGGGGTTAGCCCGTGCCGAACGGGAACTACTTGACCTCACAAAGCAAATTGATGATGATTAAACGGCTTAACAACCTCACTGTGTAAACAGTGCAACCGCCCCGAAAGGGGTGCAACCGCCGAAAGGTGCTTTAAACATGTCAGAAAACGACTCTAAAGTCGCAAGTCAGTTGCCCAAACCGACTGGGTACAAACTGCTCATCGCCCTCCCCAACCCGGAAGAAAAAACAGAAGGTGGAATTCTCAAGGCTACTCAGACACTTGAGGCTGAGGAAATTGGGAGCATCGTTGGTTTCGTCCTCGCGGCGGGACCGGATGCTTACAAATCCGCTGATCGTTTCCCTTCTGGCCCTTACTGCAAGGAAGGAGACTGGATCATGATGCGATCCTACTCCGGAACCCGCTTTAAGGTTCATGGCAAAGAGTTCCGTCTCATCAACGATGATTCGGTCGAGGCCGTGGTGGAAGATCCGCGAGGAGTTGCCAAGGTATGAGTACCGAAGCCGCTGAGTTGTCCCGTGAGGACAAGTTCTTCGGGGTGACCACCCCGTTGCAAATCCCTGAAAAGGAAGAGATCCAGTCTGCCCCGGAACCTGAGGTAGAACTGGAGATCGTCGATGACATTCCTAAGCAGCCGGTTAAACAGGCTGAGAAGGAAGAGAACGACGAAGAACTGTCGGACTACAGTGAAAAAGTCCGCAAGCGCATCAACAAGTTGAAGTACGAGCAGCATGAGGCTCAGCGCCAGAAAGAGGCGGCTGAACGCATGCGCGAAGAGGCTATCAATTACGCCAAGCAATTGGCGGCAAAGAACCAGCAATACGAGTCATTGATTTCACGCGGCGAAGGCGCACTGGTTAACCAGATCAAAGCCCGTGCAACGTTGGCCCTTGATCAGGCCAAGTCTCTGTACAAAGAGGCTTATGAAGCCGGTGATGCCCAAAAGATCATCGATGCTCAGGAGAAACTGCTGAATGCCCAGTCTGAGTTCCGCGAGGCGGAGAAGCACGAACGTGTGCTTCAGTCCCGTCAGCGTCCTCAACAGGACACTCAGCAGTATCAACAGGCTGCTCCGCAGCCTCAGCCAGCCGTTCCGCAGCCCAGTCAAAAGGCTTTGGAATGGACCAAGCGCAACCCATGGTTCGGTCCACAGGGAAACCGTGCCATGACTGCCTTGGCCTATGGCGTACACGAGACGCTCGTTCGTGAAGAGGGTGTGAAGCCCGACACGGACGAGTACTACCAGAAGATTGACGCTGCCATGAAACAGCGTTTCCCTGACTACTTTGAGAAGGATGAGGAAGTCCAAGTGGCTCCCGCTCCGGCTCAACGCACACCTTCAAACGTGGTCGCCCCGGCGAATCGAAACAATGGTGCCAAGCCACGCAAAATCCAGTTGACTGCCACACAAGTCTCCCTCGCCAAGAGACTTGGCCTAACCCCAGAGCAGTACGCCAAACAACTTCTCAAGGAGAGTTCAAATGGCTGATGAGCGCAAAGTTCGTATCGACCGTGCAGCCGAAGCGCGTCCTAACGACTCGTGGTTGCCGCAATCCGCGCTACCGATTCCGGAGCAGAAGGATGGTTGGGTCTATCGATGGATTCGTACCTCTTCTTTGGGACGTTCGGATAACACCAACGTCTCGCGTCAAATGCGTGAAGGCTGGGAGCCTGTTCGGGCAGAAGATCATCCTGAGTTGAAGATCATGTCCGACATCAATTCTCAGTTCAAAGGCAATGTCGAAGTGGGTGGTTTGCTTCTTTGCAAGGCCCCGCTTGAGAAGATGAAACAACGCCAGAAGTATTTCCAAGAACTTTCTGATCGCCAGATCGACGGCGTGGACCGCAGTTTCTTGCGGGAAAATGATCCGCGTATGCCGCTCCTTAATCCGGAGCGATCAACGCGCACCACTTTCGGACGAGGTTAAATCCTTTTCTTTCCACTTATTGAGGTAATTTCAAATGGCTTCAGGAACTGATGTGACAGCCCCTTATGGGTTCCTGCCGATCAACCTCATCGGCGGTCAGGTGTTCGCGGGTTCGACCCGTGCATACCCGATTCAGTACGGCTATGACACGAATATCTTCTACGGAGATTTCGTCAAGGTCGTACGAGGTTCGCTCACCCGCGTTTCGATTGAGTCCACGACTTCATCGAACGCGCTGACGGGCGTTTTCTTTGGTTGCTCCTACACTGATCCGGTCACGAAGGACAAGCGGTACAGCCAGTACTGGCCTGCTTCGACGTTGGCTGGTGATGCGGTGGCCTATGTGGTTGATGATCCGGATGCTGTCTTCAAGGCGGCGGTCTGTTCTGCCACGACTGTCATGGCCTCTGGCGCTTACGCGATGATCGGCACCAACCTTGCCTGCATCAACAACACGGGTAATGCGAACACCGGTAACAGCAAGAACGCGATCCTCGCGCCCACTGCTACCCCGGTCACTTCCATTCTCCCGCTTCGTTGCGTGGGTGTGGTTCCGGAGACTTCAATCTCCTACGCCGCGACCGGTTCGTCCTCCAGCACCACGATCACCCTCACGGGTTCGGGCGCTCCGGCGGCACTTCCGGTTGGAACGAGCGTGGCCTACTACGCTGCAAATGGTCAGTTGATTGAGACGGGTTCGTTTGTCACATCGGCAGTTGCTGCTGGTGATACGTCCGTCACGATTAACGCGGCCATCGCAGTGCCGGGTAGCGTTACGGCGATTCCGGCTGCGTCGAGCATTGTGTTCACCGTCTACCGTGAACTGTTGGTCAAACTGAACGTTCTGACCCACGGTTACTACAGTAGCGTCACAGCCTAAGGAGTTCTAGAAAATGGCTATTTCACGCGCACAAATGTTGAAGGAACTCCTGCCGGGGCTTAACGCCCTTTTCGGCTTGGAGTATGCCAAGTATGAAGATGAGCATACGCTCATCTATGACACCGAGAACTCCGAGAAGGCTTTCGAAGAGGAAGTCAAGTTGTCGGGCTTCGGCACGGCCCCGGTTAAGCCGGAAGGTCAGGCCATTGCCTATGACAACGCGCAGGAGGCTTGGACGGCTCGTTACAACCAC